GCAGATAAAGCAAAAAGAAAAAGTTTTAAAGCAAGACACGCAAAAAATATTGCAAAGGGAAAAATGTCCGCGGCTTTCTGGGCTGACAAAACTAAGTGGTCAAGGTAAGATATATTTAAATTAATCAACCCTGCGGGTTTATGTCAGAAGAACAGAATCAGGAGCTTGCGGCGCCTGAACAAACAAACGCCAAAGAACAAGAACTTCTAAACAGAATAGAAGCATTAGATAGAAAAAATAGAGAATTACTGGACGAAAAGAAAAAATTTCAAAAGGTTGATAAAACACTTCAAAGCTTACCTGAAGGTGTAGATGTTCAAGCTTTAATTGATTTTAAAAATAATGCTGAACAGGCAAATCTTGAAAGACAAGGAAAATACACCGAAGCAAAAAATCAACTTGAAGAACAGTTTCGCGAAAGAAGCGCAGCAAAGGACAAGGAGATTGAAGAGCTAAAGGCAAGGATAAGCGAACTGGAATTAGTTTCACCCGCTATACAGGCGCTTGCAGAGGTCACACATAATCCTAAACTTGTCTTTGATAACTTTTTAAAAGGCAGAACAGAGTTAAGGGATGGAAAGCCTGTCGTTATTGATGGTTATGATCGTCACAATGTTACAGAATGGGCAAAAAATTCTTTGGCAAAAGATCACGCTTATTTGTTAAAAAGCCAACCCGCACAGGGAACAGGCGCACCAATCGCCAGAACAGGCGGAACCCCTGCAACTTCAGGAGAGTTTGACCCTGAGTTAATGCGAAGATTAGCAAATGGCGAACACACTGTTGAACACGTAATATTTAAAAGATACGGCCGCGAAGGTTGGTTGAAGGCAAAAGAGATCGCAAAGAATTACAAATAACAAAAATCAGGGTAATATATAAATAACTATTCAAAGCTGCGCTGAGAATACCAAGGGCTGCGCCCATACTGCTAAACAATTTTTATAGGAGTTATCTATGGCGGTTTTACGCTCAGATATCATAATTCCTGAAATTTTCACGCCATACATTATTGAACAGACAACCGCACGAGACGCGTTCTTGGCGAGCGGTGTGGTTCAACCTTTGGCGGAGCTTAACGCTACTGAGGGGGGAGATTTCGTAAAAATCCCATTTTACTCAGCGAATCTTTCAGGTGACTTTGAAGTTCTTTCTGATTCTTCATCATTAACACCCGGCAAAATTTCTACCGATCAACAAATTGGGGTAATTTTACACAGGGGTCGTGCATTTGAAGCGCGTGATTTAGCCGCACTTGCGGCGGGTTCTGATCCTATGGCTGCAATTGGTCAAAAGATCGGCGCTTATATTGCAAACCAAAGACAGAAAGATTTATTCTCTTGTCTTTCAGGTGTATTTGGTTCTATTAATGCAAACGACAGCAACTCAGCTTTCTTTGGCTTAACTATTGATTCAGAATCAGGCGACAGCCCAACACCTTTATCACCTCGTCACATTGCAAGAGCAAGAGCGATTCTTGGAGATCAAGGAGAAAAGCTTACAGCTATAGCAATGCACTCAAACGTCTTTTATGACTTAGTTGAAAGAAATGCGATTGATCGTATTTATGACAACAATGGCGATGCTGATACAGCCGCAACTTCTGGTACAACAGCAAATGCGTTTGGTAGCCCTTCAGTTCCTACATTTATGGGACTTCGAGTTATCGTAAGCGATGACGTGCCAACCACAGGAAGCGGAAGTTCCACAGAGTACTCTACTTTTGCATTTTCAGCGGGAGCTTTAGCATCGGGCGAACAGGCAGGGATTCAAACTGAAACTGACAGAGACATTCTTGCAAAGTCTGATGCGATGTCTATTGATTTGCATTACACATATCATCCTGTCGGTTCTAAGTGGGCTGTAACAACTACAAACCCAACAAGAGCGCAACTCGAAACTGTAGGAAACTGGTCGAAAGTTTTTGAGACAAAGAACATCGGAATCGTAAGGATTACGAATGTAAGTAACCAAGATTAAGGAGAATTTATCATGCCATCACAATTTGAAGCGGTTGCGGGTTCTGCACTTGGTTATTCTGACGATGACACAGGTTCAGTAACACAGGCAACAAACAAAGGTACAGGAGTTACCTTGAACAAGCCTTCAGGGGTTATAACAATGAACGATGCGGCTCTTGGGGCTGCGGCTGAAGTTTCTTTTGCTGTTACAAACTCAACTTGTACAGCAAGCGATAACATCATTGTTAATCACGCAAGCGGCGGTACAGCGGGTTCATACCTTGCTCAAGCAAATACAATCGCTGCGGGTTCTTTTGCAATCACAGTTACAAACGTTTCTGGCGGTTCATTAAGTGAAGCTATTGTTCTTAATTACAAAATAATTAAAGGATAAATGGGTTTATTTGCTTTTAAGCGAATAAGGGAAAAAGAAGCCGTTGAAAAGGCGGCTTCTATTCCTACTAAAACAAAAAAACGTAAATCTAAAACTAAGGTCGAAAATGGCGATAACAATAGTCGCAACAGCAGGCAGCGCAACCGCAAATAGTTATTTAACTCTCGATGACGCAAACGCGATTATTGAAGGACTTGTTCTTGATGATGACGTTGCAGCTTGGGATGGTTCGACAACAGATAATAAAAATCGTGCGCTCTATACAAGCACGATCAGAATTGACCGCGAAAGATTTCTTGGAGCAAGAGCAACAGATACACAGGCTTTGCAATGGCCGCGAACAGGAGTAAGAAAACCTGATACCTACGTAAATACTTACGCAGTTGGTTTTCCTTTTCGTATATCAACAGATTATTTTACAGATACAGAAATTCCAGATCAGGTTAAAAGAGCGCAAGCAATATTGGCTGTTTACTTGAATAATAATCGGGATGGATTAGGTTTAAGTGGTCTTGAAGATTTCTCTAATGTTCAAGTTGGATCTGTAAATGTAACGCCAAACTTTTTCGGATCAACTGGCGCTGATCGCGTTCCGCCATTATTTGAACGCTATTTCACAGGCTTGCGAATTAGTGGGCCGGGCAATGTTTCCATTAAAAGGAGTTAATTATGTACAACGCAGACCCAGATTACGCACTTGGCGGTGAACTAATCACAGACACAGCCGCACACACAGGCAGATTTAAAAGTATTTTTTTCAAGGAGGATACAGAAGTTAATACCGCTTCTCATAATTACACAGGAAATAGTATTGACGGCGAGACCTTTAAAGCGGGTCAAACAATTTTTGGATTATTCACAAGTATTACTTTGACAAGTGGCGCTTGCATTGCTTATAAAGTCTAATGGGAATATCTTCTGCACTTAAAAAGGTTTTAACAAATAAAAAGCTTGCGGCTGATATAACCTTTAGATCTGTTTCCGCAGGGTCGTACAACACGACTACAGGGGTTATTGCAGAGACAAACACAGATACATCAATAAGGGGTGTATTAGAAGATATAAATTTAAGAGAAGTAAACGAATTAATTGAAGCAACAGACAAAAAAATTCAAATTGCCGCAGCAAGTCTTTCTTCTACTCCTACAACCAAAGACAAAATTATAGTTGGTTCTGTCACTTACTCAATTATTAGAATAGAAACAAATCAACTTGCAAATGATAAATTAACTTTTGTTTGTTATTTAAGAACATGAGACAAATTCGATTAGATCAAATTGGCGATTATTCAGAAGAACAAATAAATACTTTATTGTCTGCTGTTGTTTTGACTGCTGATCGAATAGTCAAAGAGGGGTCGCCAGTAGACACAGGAAGGCTTGCGGTTTCTTGGCAGATAGGAGAAAACGCAGAAAACGGCGCACCCGCCGCAGAAGGCGATTATGGATCAAAAGGACTTGGCACTGTTGTTAAAAAAGCCAAAACAATTAATTATCAATTAGGAAAAGAAAAATTTAAAAATAAATATCATATTCACAATAATGTTCCCTATGCTGAACCTGTCATGATGGGAACAAGTTTGCCGCCTTCTTGGGGTCAAACATATAAAAGCAATCAAGGACTTAAAGCAAAACATCTTGATTTACTTGCAAGAGAAGTTCAAGGCGAAGTTCAAGATCTCTATAAACAAATTAGGGGTAAATAATGGCCGCATTAGATTTAAACACAGTAAGAGCAACTATTGAAGCCAGAATTGCAACAGAGCTAGCTTCTAGCCCCGCAATCCCTGTCGTTTTTCATAATATGTCGTTTGATAGCAACACAGTTACATCTTTTGTTCAATGCCTTACAAGCTTCGGGGCGGGGTCATATTTAACTCATGGCGATGCAAGCGGAACTAATAGTCTTGTCGGGATTGTTGTAATGAATATTTTCACACCGCAGGGAATCGGTTCAGGTGATAATTACACAATTGGTAAAAGATTAAGAGACTTATATAATAGGATTACAGTTTCAAATGTTATTTTTGATTCGCCGATTGGGCCGGAAGTGGTAACATCTAGCCCAGAAGGTCAATTTCAAACACAATTAAGAATGACCTTTGAAATATTTGAGGAACTTTAAATCATGGCAAAACTTGAAATTACAGAAGAAATGCTTGACGCAATCGAAGCTGTAAAAGGTAGAAGGGAAGCTAATTATTGGGATCCTGAATGTCGTAAATATTATGAGAGTCAACAAAAAACAAAAAAAGATGTAAAAAAAGCTGAAAAGAGTTAATATATTTATAAATATTTCTTTTTGTTGTTATGGCTGCTGTTAAAGGTGATGTAGGAAAAGTTATGTTTCACAATGCGGCGGGAACAGAAGCCGACATTGCGGGAACTAGATCTTGGTCTTTATCTATTACGAAAGACACAATGGAAACAACAGTTCAGAATGACACATCAAAAAGCTTTGTAGGTGGTTTGATTTCTGGCGAAGGTTCAGCGGAACTTATTTATGACCCTTCTGGAAACTCAGATTATCAAGCATTTATTGATGATGTATTGGTAACAGGTGATGCGGCTGACGC